AATAATGCCAAGGGAAAAGAAACATGAAAACGAACGAAGTGGTTAACACAACGGTGCGCGATCTCGAAAACGAAATAGAATTATGGCGATATAGGGCGTGTGCGTGGAAAACAAAGGACGGCGTATTTGTCTCCGGGCACGACGTTGTAATGCATCGTTACGAGGACGGCAGTCACCTCAATTTCTTAGCCTGTGACCTAACGAAATCCCAGCAGCAGTTCGCCTATTTTGTGAATCGGAAGGGCGAAGGCAAAGCGGTTACCGAACTGAAGCATACTAGTTAACAGAAAGGAGAAAAACCATGTCGAGCATGAATCTGTACACAGATATGAACAAGGTTTACTGTCAAGCGGGACAGGCGGAAATGATTATCAACAGAATCCCAACCGATGAGTGGAACAAGGAATCTGTTACAAAGATTCTCCGGCGTTATTCGTATCCGGTCCTAAGAAATCTATCAAAGACTTATTGGATGAGCGGAACGCTATACGGTGCTGGGAAACAATTCAAAGAATGGGTCGATGCGGCCTTAGAGGAAGAAAAGCCTCGCTGGATAAAGAACCTTGTTGCAGAGTTTTGGAATGCCAGAGAGGCATGGCTATACGCTTCTAGGCATGGCTATACCAAAGACATAGAGAAAACCGGCAAAAGGGCGCATGAGGCGCAATGGGAGCTTGAATGTTTGGGATTCTTCAAAGAGCGGGTGAAAATGCCCACCCTAGATGAATTGGAGAAGGGGACATGTTGAAAATGAATGAGACAGGTCTTGATTGGTCCTTCCTTGAACGCATCGAGGAGCATCTCGGCGAGGAAGAGGTTATCCGCGAGGGGTTGGCTCACGAGGGACCAGGACTCATCATGCGATGTCTTGATGTGCCGGGCGACGCCCTGAGCCTCCGTCAATTGGCGAAAGACGTGAACTGCTCAGCCACCTACCTGAGCCGCATCCTGAATGGGCATTTGATCTGCTCAAAGACTCTCTATGTGACGTTGAGTCGGAATTTACAAAATCGAACTCGGATTGAGCGGTTAACAGGCAGCAGAAACAGAAGCCAAGGACGATGTAGACGCATTAGCAGAAAGGACTTACGCATTTGGGCATCTGCGCAGATGGGAAAAGCTCGAAAATGAAATTAGGGAACCCAAAGGAGCAGACATGATTGACGAACTAACCGGAGCGGTCATCACGGGTGCTTTGTTTCTGTGCTGCTGCGTGTTAAGCGTGGTGATCTGCATGGCTATAAGCGACAAGGAGCAAGACCGATGAGCAGTGGTTGCTAAATAGTACCCCCTGTAGTATAACCGCTACACAACACAACCAAGGAGTAACCAATGGAACCCACTAGACCCCCCACCCCGCTAGGGGTGGAGTACGCCAAGGAATCAAAGAACCCCCTGCCTGTCGTGCAACTGTACACAGTAGGGCAGATCGCTGACAGGCTTGACATTCGCCTCCACAACGTGCTGTACATGATCAAGAAGCTGGCGATCAAGGAACACGGCAGGGCTGGAGTAGCCCGTGTGTTCAGCCCGGACATTATCACAACCCTGCGGGGAGAACTCCGCAGGCGACGAAAGCTAGATAAAAGCAGGGAGAAGGCCCGCACGCTCCGAGAGGAAAAGGAGCAAGTGGCATGACTACGGCTACCGGATATGTGCGAGTATCCACCGAGCAGCAGGCAGGCGAAGGCATATCTCTGGACGACCAGAGAACTCGCATCAAAGCCTTCTGCAAGGGGCGAGGCTGGGACTTGCTGAACATCTACGCCGACGAGGGACGCAGCGGAGGCCGTGCGGACAACAGGCCGGGGCTATGGGAGGCGGTGGAGAGTGCGGCTGGCGGTGTTCTTGTCGTGTATGACCTGTTCAGGCTCAGCCGCTCTGTGTCTGATGCCTGCAAGATTCTCAACAGGCTCCAAGACATCAAGGCCGACTGGGTCTCGATGACCGAGGGCAACATGATCGACACGACCACGAGCGGCGGCAACCTCATGTTCCATGTCCTCTTGGCTATCGGCCAGTACCAGCGGCAGCAGACCAGTGAGCGTTGCAAGCAGGTTGTCAAGTGGAAGCGAGGCAGGGGAGAGCGGTGCGGCAAAGTCCCCTACGGATACCGCCTGAACCCGGACGGCAAGAGAATGGAGATCGACAGAGACGAGCAGGAGACTATCCGTATTGCCAGAGAACTCCGGACAAAAGGTATGTCGTGCAGGAAGATCGGGCGGCATCTGGAGGAGGACGGTCGCTTGCCACGGAACGGCAAGTCGTGGTGGCAAACCACGATACGGAAGTTCGTGGATTTTGACAGAGACTTTTACCCAACGGTGACGTGATATGATAACCGAGCGACAGCGAAACAGGCACCACCTGCACCTTGGCTCCTCCGATATGGCGGCGGTCCTTGGTCTCAACCCGTGGCGTTCGCCCGTGGATGTGTGGCTGGCGAAGACCCAGAGGGTTCCGCCCACCCCTGCCAACGGAGCCATGCTGTTTGGGACTTACTTTGAGCCGGGCGTAATCCAAGCCGCCGAGGATGGCATGATCGACGGCCTGCCCGAGATGGAAATCACCCAAGCCCACAACGAACGGAGAGTCCCTCTGTCTCCCATCTTGGATCACCATGACGGAAGAGTAGTGGAGACCGGAGAACCCGTTGAGATCAAGACTGTGGGCCTGCGTGGGCCTGTCTCGGACCAGTGGGGGGCCATCGGTACGGGCGAGGTTCCGCCAAGCGTCTATGTCCAGTGCCATGTGCATCTGATGGCACTGCCCAAGTCGCAAGCCTGCTGGGTGATCACGGCAGATGGCTCACGAGGGTTCGCGTGGTTCCGGGTGGACCGCAACGAGGAGGTTTGCGGCGGCATCCTTCACGAGTCTCGCCGCTTCTGGAAGGAGAACGTGGAGGCTGACGTGTGTCCCGAGGGGTCCGCATCCCTTGATCTACTCAAGCAGGTAAAGCGTGAGCCGGGAAGTATAATGGAAGTTCCTGTCCACCTAATTCAAGACTGGATTTCTTCCAGAGAACTCCGCCTGAAAGCAGAGCGGGAAGAAGGTGAAGCCAAGGCTAGTCTCCTTCAAGTAATGGGGGACTGCGAGGCAGCCAAGGCGGGAGGCCAGATGGTTACCTATATGCCACCGGAGCGTCCGGTGCTGAGAGTGAAGCAGGTTAAACAAGGAGCAGTGATATGAGCCAGATGACCAAGACGGACCCGGTAGAGGCCGAAATGATCCCGGCACCAGAGGCTGGGATGCCGAGAGACCTCGCCCTGATCAAGATGGAGAACGACACGATCATGCTGGCGGCGCAGGCCGCTGGCACTAGGGACTATCCAGCCATCAAGGCGGACATTATGAACCAGTTGGCTGCGTTCCCGTCATTCGCCAGAGCAGCAATGTACGACAAGCCTGTTGGCCGGGGCGACAACAACAACATGCGGTACGCCACGGGCCTGTCCATCCGGGCAGCCGAGGCTATCGCCAGTTCCTACGGATTCAACCGGGTCCGGGCGGATGTGGTCCCGGTGGACGAATCCACGGTCAAGATCGAGGCATCCTTCACCGACTATGTGAGCGGACGGGTGTGGTCAGACTCAGTGCTGGTGTCCAAGTTCTACAAAGCCCGAGGCGGCGGAACCCGGAGGCACGACGATGACAGATTTTTTAATGTCGTGGTCAAGGCCGAGAAGTCCAAGGTGATCCGCGAGGTTATACTGAGGAGCGTTCCGCCCGGACTTAGGTCTGAGTTGGAAGAGGCCGTGGGCAACGCACTCACCCAGCTTCTTGACGAGTCCACAGTCAAGCGGATAATGACTCAGTTCAGCGGCAAGAACGTGACTCAGGAGATGCTGGAACAGCACCTAGGCAAGAAGATCGAGTCGTTTAATCAGGAGGATCGCAAGATGCTTCTGGGAATATGGAACGCGATAGACCAAGGCGAGACCACCGTTGCTGATATGTTCAGCGATAACGGCGGCGCGGCCAAGGCCCTGCCTAGTGTCACGGCCCAGAAGGTAGTCGATCAGGTGAAGAAGCGTACTCCGACCAAGAAGAAAGCGGTCCCACAGGCTCCCGCAGCCTCTGAAACTTCAGCTTCGCCTGCCGCTGGCGAGGGTCCGACCGAGTTTGAGAAGCTGGTCATGGCCCTTGCCGACAGGGATTCTGCCCACGTTGACAAGGCCAAGGACAGGATCGTCGGCTTTGCCGCCACGGTTATGGGCAAGACCCCCGAGGAACTTGAAGATGGTGATCTGGCCTCGATTAAAAATCAAATCGACACTGGCGGACTGAAGGTCTAGTGCCATGTTCATGTGCCGCCTTGTGCGGGGCGGCATTGTTGCTCGTCTCCGGGGGCCGCTCCGCCCCCGGAGGCTTTTTATACCGTCAAGTCAACCGATCAGCGGGACAACAACCTCCAACCGGGAAGGCAAGGATGCTGCATGTCATTTGATCTGATGAGGAAGGTCATGGGAGTGAATCTGGGGACCACTAGGAAGATGATCCTGATGAGTCTAGCCGACTCTGTGAATGGGAATCTCCGGGACTTGGTGTGCTGGCCCAGCCTAGCAAGGATAGCCAGACTGAGCGGGTGCAACAGAAAGACAGTGATGGTCAACCTCCAAGCCATGGAACGGGACGGGCTGATCCGGAGGATGCAACTCAAGAACCAGACCACGAGATACTTCCTGCTCCCCGATAACTGGCCATCTGCTGGGGAACCTGATTCCCTAGGGAACGAGGTTCCCCAGAGTATTAAATTCCCTAGGGTAGGGAATGACGTTCCCCAAGGTAGGGAATCTGATTCCCCCAATCCAGTAAGGGAACCAGTAAAGGAAACAGTAATGCCCAAAATCGTCTGGAAGGTTGGCGATATGGAGGGCAAGGGAAAGATTATCAATCACATCTACCAGTCCTATCCCCGAAAGGTTGGGAGGGCGGCAGCACTTGCCGCTATCGAGAAAGCAATACGAAATATATATGCGAACGGACACACGGAGGATGCCTGCTCATGGTTGCTGTCGCGGGTCAGGGATTTCGCCAAGAGCGATTCCGGGAAGGCTGGGAAGTATTGCCCACACCCGGCAAGCTGGATGAACTCCGGGCGGTACGATGACGACA